GGGGTTCTGCATGATAACGCCTCCGATCATTCTGGCGTCAACATCATAATCACTAAAGCCATCAAGGAACCCTGCGGGGAAGTTGATATCCTTCTTGACGAAGAGGCATCCATGAGTAAGCATCTCAAAGGCGTTGAAGGTATTTCCACTGTATTGCGTGTAGTTACCTTGCATAGCCCAGAGGCGAGGGTCGGTATAACCGTCGTTAATATCCTCGTAGATGCTCTCTGGGAGTTGGTCTGGTGGTGTTACTCGCTGCCAAGTTCCATTGTCACCCCAGATGACGGAGGAGAAGAGTCGGTCGTTACGACGAGAACCAAACCCTCCCCCAGGGGCTCCATCTAGTTGGCCCGTGTTGATATCCCAACCAGGGTATAGTGGAAGAGAGGCAACGTCAGTGGGGACGTGGGAGAACTGCTTGAGTCCGTCTAGTGCCTCCTGCGGAGTCTGCGTTGGGAATAGACCAGCACGCTGCATGAAGGCAAGGTGACCTCCCTCAACACCCCACTTGGTTCCACCAAAGATCATGCCCTTGGCTAGGGTTTGTCCATAAGTCTTTAGCCTGTTTACATCACCGATAAGAGGGGTGGTGCGATTCACCATGTCGCGCTGTGCCTTGTAGGAAACATCACGAAGCTCGCGCTTGCCTACAGCAGGGTTGGCAAAGGAGAGAGGTGGGTTGGCTGCTGCAATACCTGCACGCTCGTTGTAAGCTAGCTCGGTGGTGCGGAAGAAGGGGCGGATGTCTACTACGTCCTTGGGCTCAATAAGAGCCTTGCCTCTCTTGGTAAAGATATATGCTAGTGGAAGGATGGTCTGGCCTACTAGGTTGTAGCCATTATCACCAGTCTCTACACGCTCTGCGAACAGAGGTGCTAGGTTCATGACATCGTCAGGAGATGGGAAGCTGCCGTAGACGTTGTTAAGACCAGCAAGAGTCTGTAGGTTGTCAGCAGCAACAGCGTTGATTTTGAACTGACCTGCTTCATCGAAACCTTCGCCCATGTCTAGACGGAAGTCTGTATTGTTCTTAACGTTATCGAAATCTCCTGAGTCCAGGTATCCTGAAGAGGCTAGAGTTACTTCGTCTAGTGAGATTCCTGATACATTTACTACCCCTGCTCCCTGTAGAAGACCTAGACGAGGTGCAAATATTTCAGTAGGGACTGTGCCATTAGGAGAAGGTATGGTAGTGCTGCTTGCATCAATAGGATGTGAGTATACGAACAGAAGGTCCACACGAACCTGTGGCTGGAAGTCTGTGGAAGATCTGTGGTCTGCTGGATCGAACTCAGGAATATTGATGGATAGCTGCTCAGGAATGTTTACAACTGAAGTCCTTACAGCGCCACCATAGTATCGAGTAAACTCAGTAGCTAGTTGCTGTAGGTCCAGTAGGTTGCTATCAGCAGAAGTCTTCCATACTGCTAGCTTGTTCTTGGGAACGTTCTGAATGACATTAATACCCTTATTGTTCTCAGTGTAGTAAGAGTAACCATGTCTCCAGTCTAAGAGGAACCCGTTAGGGGTAGTAGATTCAGCGTTGTGATGCTGTAGATGGTCATAAAGACCGTTGTTTAGGAATACAGTGTCTACGGAATCACCTAGAAGAGCCTTTAACTCTTCCTCACTATATGAGAAGCTAACTACATCTTTCTCCTGAGTGTTTATGACAGCCCTCTGAACTAGGTTCATAGTTCCGATGCCTTTACCATATGCGTCATTGATACGCGCGGTGTATCGCCCTGGCTGGACGTATACAGTTCTGCTCGATCCGTTAGCAAAAGGTCTAAGCTCGGCTAGGTCTGCTCGACCAACGCCAGACACGAAGGTGCTGGTAGCAATCTGATCCTTGAGCCATAGGATGTTCTCCTCTAACTGCTGTAGTGGAAGGTTGTCTACCTCCCAGTAGTAAGGATCGTTTGCCTTGAATAGACGCACAGGCTGAGAGAACCTGTAAGGGCTCTCAATCCATGCTTGTGATGATTCAGTAATTTGTTGGTCTCCAGTAGCCATCAGATTCTCCTAATGTCGAAGTCGGTTGTTCCCTTGAATCCTTTGCCTGCAAGATCAGTGGTTACAGTCTGATACAATCCATAGTTGTTATCGTTGGATCTATAGATGTCAACCAAAGGTGGTCTTCCTAATTGTTCGATAGATGCGTTCTTAGCATTAGCGAACATCTCTGCTGCGGATTCATCTAGTCTGACGGTCTGCTTACCTGGGTCAACGAAGTCTTTAGTCAGGTAGTATCCTGAGCTATCAAAAGTATTCCAAGTATCCCAGTTAAGTAACTTGGGGTAGTATGCATCTGCAAGACCGCCCAATGCAGAGCAGGATCCAGACAGTGGATATCCTTGTGCCATCGTCTGATAAGGGCGAGTATCCTCTGTGTGAACAAAGGTTCCAGCACTTGCATACAGCAAGGTCTTGGCTGCTGGGTCCACGTCAAAGTATATTCGGAAGGGACCTTGGTTTGCATACCCTGTCTCTCCGTAATGGATAGTGTCACCGTATCGTCTAGTAGACCAGAAAGTCTGAGAACCACTTAAAGTGTTGGCGCTAGTCTCTACTCCACTTCCGTAAAAGTCTAGTATAGAGAGCGTGCTGGTATCTGATATAGCTGAAAGAGCAGAAGCCTCACCATTGTAGGGAATGCCGAGGAATGCGGCGTATGCTACAGAGGATGGAGCAAGTGGCTCCACACCACTTAGGTAGGCTGCGCGAGGGCCTGTGTATCCAACCTGTGAGGGCCATGTCCCGCTAGTAGCCATGTGGGCTGCATCTAGAACTGAGTTGCCTGTGATGGCCCAGATACGAAGATCGTTACATCCAGCAGGGACCGTGCAGTCGTAGTATACCCCGTCTGCGTTTACGGGACCCTGGAAGAACTGGACGTTTGATACCTTGACAACGCTGTCGTTGTGCGCCCTTACAGTAGTTCCTCCGTTACTAATTTCAGCACGGAAGGATACAACATCCATGTTCTCAACATCAGCAACGTAATGTAGGTAAGGAGATCCGTTGAGGAAGGTGTTTGTGAACTTGAAGTTGCTTCCTGGATCTAAGGTATAGTTATACTTGTCGTAGTATGCGGAGAACTTCTCTGGTCTAATAGGAACTTCTTCGTTGCTACATAGTAAGGACATTCCACCACCTACCTTTAGGCTGCTGCACTCTACAGAGTAACGAAGATCAATAGCACTAGCATCGCCAGCAGCATTGCCCCATGTATGAGGAACAAACCCCAGGTCCTCCATCTTGATGGTGGACCCGTTAGTGGCTACTAGGTTAGCTCGGTATCCATGTAGGACAACTCCAGTGTGACAGGTAGAGGAGTCTAGGTTCCATGAATACTTGTCGTTATACTTGAACTCGATGTGACCACCTTGGTCAGCTAGACAATCTACTCCTGCTGCTCCAATGAAGGTAGGGCCTTGGAACTTGATGTGCCCTCCTACTGCTGCTACTGCTGCTCCTCCGTCACTTCCATTGACGAACCCTGTTAGGATAGAAGCGATGCTGGATGTTCCAATGAAGTTGACGAAGCCCCCATCGGCATGAACTAGGTATCCAGCAGTGGTGACTCCAGGCGACCCCACCCCATCTGCTGTGCCTGCGGCAGTAGGTTCTCCAGTGGCTACGCGAGTATGTCCAAAGACTGCCTTGGTGTTGGTAAGGTCTAGGGCTGGTAGAATAGAACTACTGTCGTGTGCGAAGTGGTCTGCCACTAGTGTTGCGGCAGTGTTGTTAACGTTATCCTCCTTGCTGACAGGCTCCCACACACAGTTATCTAGAACAAGGTGCTGGCCGTTAGCATGTAGAAGGTAGCGGTAGTTCTTGCTGATCAGGGTTCCATCACCTACGCCTGCAAGAGGGGTAGTAGGGTTAACGTCAGGCTCACCATATGTGAAGGTAGAGTTGATTCCCTTGACACCTGCAACGGAGCAATATTGTGCGACTAACTCCCATAGCTCTAGCTCAGAGCCAAGTGCTTGAATGCCTGTATGACACTCGAAGACATCTAGCATACCATCAAAGGAAACGTGGCTTCCAGTTACTCGTATACCACGCTCACAGTTATGAACATGGAGTTCACCTGCATTCTCTGAGGTTACCTCGCAGTTGCGAAGGTCTATGCCTACGGTGGAGTGTGCAGCAGTGAACATGACTGCGTTTCCGCTAAGGACGCTATCACCCATGAAGTGTAGCTTAGATCCTACTGCGTGAATGCCTGCTGTCTCGGTATCGGCACGGCTGGCGGTGTCATAGTTTCTGGTTGCAATAAAGCGACGACGAAGGGTAACCTCAGAGTTGATGATGTCCAGTCCACGCTCGCTTGCACGGGTGACTAGCATGTCCTCAAGTGTAACCCCTTCGGTGTTGAGGATCTGGATGCCCTTAGTATCTCCTGCTACTACAGCAAACCTTCGTAGCCAGATAGGGCCGTTGCATGAAGTTATCTTGACAGAGGTAAAGCTGTTATTAGTTGCGAATCCATTGGCTCCTACAGAAGGAGTGGCAGGGTGAATACCTCTGCTCATTCTGGCGTCGGCACCATTGATTGCTGATACGTCTGCTGTAGTGTCGGTTACTCTGCTTCCTGTGCTGTTGATGTCAGGAACCATGAAGTCGTTAACACCAATCCATGCGTTAGAATCGTTGTCTGTGGCAAAGCCCTCGGCTGTGGTTACAGACACTCTCTGGCTTCTTAGATTGCGCGTGGCCCTAGGGTTGGTCATCTGAGCCACTGCCACGTAGCCAGCAGGCCACCAGAGGTTAGACGTGTTGGCGCTAAAGGACAAGGCTGAGGTCCCAGCAATGTGAGCGCTAGCCTCTGAGGAGCGTAGGCTGTAGATCTCATCGGTGTCGGCGTCGGCAGTCTGCCATGATGCAGAGCTAGGATCAAAAGGAGTAAATACCCTGTTTATAATCTCTAGAGAGCCGTTACCCTCACACCTAATGTTGTGGAGGTGAATATCACCGAGGTCTCCAGAAAGTGCAACCTCGATTAAAGTGGGCTGGCGCAGGACCTGAGGCAAAGCGTCGATTGCGTCTTGGACAGTTGTGAAGACGTTAGCGCTGGCGTCGGAGGCCGTTGGAATGCTAGAAGATACGCATAGTGCCAGCCCTGGTAGTGATGAGGTGGCCCATCCTGTGGCCTTCTCCCACAGGTAATAGGAGCGCTCCTCAACGTCGTGCAGGGGAAGGTTATCAGTTTCCCAGTTATAGAATGCAGAACTATCGAACTTAGTTACGATAGGATTCCAGTAGTTGAACAGGGTTACTCCAGCAGAGACGCTGTAAAGGTCGTTGGGGTCGAACATGGCTTAGAACTGTATGGTCCAGAGGAAGATCAGGGAGAAGGCGTCGGTCTTCTTGATGCCTGCGAAGGGCCTATAGGCCACTAATATAGGTGAGGCTGGGACTAGCCCCTGAGGATTGTTCATGAATAGTCCAACCTCTGTAAGCTCGTCTTGAATGTTGGCAGTCTGGTCATCTAGGACCAGGGTGAATCGGACAGCAGTCTTGGATAGCCTGTGAATGTTACTGTATCTGATAGATACGAAGTCCTTGGCTACACCCAGAGAACCGTTCTCAATAGCGCTCCTGCTGGTTACTACCGCTCCACCATCGCCGTAGTCTGCGTCAGTTAGTGCTGAACTTAGGGCGAAGATTTCTGGTCCATAGTTATTTACGTCTCCTGAGACGCCAACCTGGAACTGCCCGATCTGAAACCCCTCGATATCCTCGCTACCTGAGGCTGAGAATAAGTGGGATAGGGCTACACCCATTCCAGAGGTAATCACGTTGTGATCATCCCATACAGTTTCCTCAGTGCCGTCCTTGTATATCTTTAAAATGGTAAGGTGGCCTGTGGGTGTCAGCTTGCTCTTCTTGCCCATACTTTTATGTATTATACCTAGAGTGTGAAGCGGGTTTCAGTCTGCCCGCTGTTATTTGTTCTTACTCCCCCGATTGGGGTATTGAAGCAGTCCATTGCTGGGTAATAAGGGTCCGCAGAAGGTCCTTGCTCAAACATTAATCCAGCCATCATAGTTCCAGAAACATCTACAGGAACTGAAGTATCCACCATGGTTCCTGAGTCTAGAACGTGTGGGTATACCTTATAAGACATCTCTTCCCCGATGTATGATGATACGAACCCTGCCGCAGTAAAGGCTACGCGATACCATCCACCCCCAATAGTATCAACGGAGGTGCTTCCTACGGACAGTCCATTAGAGGCTCCTGCAAAGGGGCTTACTACTCCAGAGTTCCACTCCCACACCATCCTCACGTAGGAGCCATTCCCTAGAGCAACCTCCGTGGTAAAATACTTTGAGCTTGCAATAGTGTCGTCTTCGTCTGGAACTCCAGTTAGAGTAGCAGTTCCGAAGTCTCTTACAAACATACTTAAGGTCCATGTAGTAGAAGATGAGACATCGTATGGGAACCTTTCTACCTGCATACCGCTAGAGCGACCCAAACCATCTACCTGTAGAGGGACTCTGGACTCTGTGATGTAAGGTGCAGCGTAGTCGGACCCAGGCCAGACGTAGTATTCCTTGGGGACGTAGACAATCTGAGAGCCTCCATAGGGCAGAGGTCCAGAGGCGTCTAGTGTCTTAAGAATGAAAGGTTGTGGAGGATCAGCCGTGTAGGTCGTAGAGGTTTGGTAATCCTTGGTCCTCTGGTTGCCCACATGGAAGTAGGAGGGACCGCCCACGAAGTTCCTGTAGCGTCTATCATTAGGTGAGTCGAAGTCTCCTGGAGAGGAGGACACATCTCGGTAACCTAGTAGTGGGTCTGGGACTTCATGGGAATCGAAGTTTACAGAGTTGCCTACTCGGTTCATCCTCCCATAGGTTGGAGCTACAGGGTTGTGGGCGCTGACAATGTAATCAAAGCCAGCCACTGCATCAATGGTGAAGTCGTGGGAAGTTACCCCTGATGGAATAGTGACTGTATAAGGACCATTGTATGTTCCACCATTGGATGAAACCTCCAAGTATACAGTCATCTCCTCGGTTGAAGAGGAGTCTAGGAGGATAGTTTGTGTGGTGTCAGCAATGATTGCGCTATCAAACTCTAGCTGTGGGGCAGTTGCCGAGGAGGTCAGGACGAACTCCATGGTAGATGGCTTGCCGTAGTAGAACTTATCAGCAATGTTCCTGTCCCCAGAGTAGCTAAGGAGATGTAGCTTGAGTGTCTTGGGAGTGAACCAACCCTTACCGATATTCCTCACTACCTGATTCATCTTCTGCTCCCCTGGTGTGAAGAGCAGTGAGGATGCGGTTAGGCTGTAGTGGACACCTTCTACTGCATCACCCGTGGATGAGAATACTAGTAGCCCTGAGGACTGCACTGGGTTCAGTGTCTCTACCTGCGCTACGAACAGATCCCCTGAGGACAATGCTTTGGTAAACTGATCCCCAGGCTCAACACCCTTGACGGTAGGATACCAGTAGATAGACTCAGCAATCTTATCAGAGAAGAAGTCTGAGTTAGCGAAGTCGATGACCCATTCTAGGTCGATGCTGAACTCGTTAGTCTTCTCAATAGGCTCCATCAGTGGCTTGTATGCAGCCAGGATCATAAGATCCTCGTCCTTATGCCCCTCTGGGTTAGCGATGTATAGCCCAAACTCACGCAAAGTCTGACCTACTAAACCCTCACGGTCAAGGTTGAGCTTGACACGAATGGCGTCACCCTCAATAGTGGTGACGTTTTGTGGAGGCAGCTTGGCGAATACTCCACCAGACGTAGTATACACTACGTCCTTATCCTCTACCCACTTAGTCTCTACTGTGATAGCAGAGCCCTCATCAGCACGGATTGTGGACTCTAGACCATATCCGTCCACTGACGATACTGGAGATGCTAGCTCGTATAGACAGTTACGCACAGAGTCTGGCTGTGCGTCTGAGTAGTTCTCACTATCGTAGTGCGTTCCGCTTCCTGCTGCCCAATATCCTAATTGGAAATCTCTCATCTTCCTGAATGGAGAAGAGGTTAGCAGGTTGGTAATGGCGATACCAAATCCATCAGTCACCGTGTTGTCATAATCCACGGGGACAATCTCTACGCGGTCTTCGTAGACCTTCTTGACAGTTAGGTAGCCTCTCATTCTATAACCCTCAGTGTCCAAGTAATCTCCAAGTCCCTCTCGTCAGACGCCCCTGGAGTAGTTCCCTCGTCAGGAAGGAATGTTAGTGGGAAGTTGAATACCTTCTTTGCAATCATTCTCCACCCAGGGACATGCAGTCCAAGGGTAAACACACCACCCATAAGATCAGCCCATCTTCTGTCACCAGGGTTAAGGGTGATGGTGTAATCTATCTCACCAGTAGAGGAGAAGTTAACAGGGTCGTAAGATACCTTTACGTGACCTGTTGTTCCTCCTGCATAGGTTGGAGTGGACCCTGTGAAGAATCTTGGGTATGCCACCTTGATATAACCTTCCTGATCTACAGAGTTAGTATCTGCAAGGACGGCTGTGTTAGAGTGAGTCAGAGTGGTCATCGGATCATCGTAGCTGTCCAGGGACGAAACCATGTTGTATGTAATGTCCGAAGGAGGATAGCCTGATATCCATCGCATGTCAGCGTGGACCACCTGTGAGGACAGGTCTGTCCCTGCGGTCCAACCCTCGACATAATTATGTATGGGGGTAGAGGGAATACTTCCCTCATAGATGGACAGACCTAAGTTGTGACCTTGTGGAAGAGATAGGGAAGTGGCGGTCTCGTATGGAGTCCTGGTAATCTCCTGTCCCTTAGTATCATAAGGGGTAGGGTTTGCGGGGTAGGAGGCGATGACGTTGTAGGCAGACAGGTCAGAAGTAACTGTTCCAGGTCCTGATAAGAAGAACATGCCATGCCTATCGGCGTTCACCACTGAGGATGCTATCAGTGGGAATGTATCCTCCTCGGATGCGAACGTGAACTCATCGGTAGTTGAAGACATGTAGTAGTTCACTGGGACAGATCCGACGTGCATGGCGGGTCTTCTCATGTCCAGTCTTCCGTAAGCGCCTCCTGCGGTGATTAGGCTGTTGTGATTAGCGTCACCTGTAATAACAATACCAAACTCTAGTTCAGTAGTGTTAGAGGTTAGAGTTCCAGGGACGAGACATACACGATACCAATCGTTGGCTAGCTTCTTAATATACCCGTGCTGCTCGTCTACAAGAGTAGGAATGCCAGAGGCATCCCATCTTAGGTTTATGGCTACCTCGTTACCCCATACATTTCCAGATACAGTGGTGTAGGAGCTTCCGTCTGTGGCTGATGCAATAGGTAGTTGGTAGTCGTATCGCAAGTCTACCTCAAAGGAAATAGGATCACCTTGTAATCCCTCCTCAAGGTAGCTGCTGATTAGAGGCGTCTTAATAGCATCGTCTGGTGCTCCAGCAGCGATGTTGAAGTAACCCTCCATGTCGAACATCTGACCTGTTCCAGTAGTCCTCCAGTAGTCCACTACCTCAGATCCACGAACTAGGTTGTGCAGCTTATATGCGTGCATATTTGCAGCATATGCTGCTTGTGTAGTGCCCATGGTTACTCCTCGCACAACATAGTTAAACACGCTGGAGAGGTCCCCTGAGGTGTGAGGAGGGGCGGTTAGGATATCAACCAATGTCTCTGCTGCACCATCAACGATAAGGTTATCCTCCTTGTATAGGACCTCACCATTCCTGCGAACTGTAACTACTCCTTTCATCAGTTGGTCACCGTAATATCCATGGGCCTTCTCACGTTCCAGTTGGTTGGCTCAAATGCACCATCAGCATATGTTCTGTAATTCATTCTAGCTCCACCAGATAGCTCGAAGTCTAGCTCTGATAACGTCTGCTCTCTGCTATATTGAGTATCAGCCAAATCCTTATATGCCCTGAGGATTGTAAGGGTTTGCTCAGGAGTTATTTGATACGTCGCTGTATCATTATAGATAACATTAGACCCTAGCTTCTTTCCAGTAAGGCGTAGATTTGGGAAATTTGTCCCGAACTTAGTAAAGTTCTGTTGTGTAAAAAGTCCCTCAAAAGGTCTCTCTGGCATGAAGTTTCCAGAGTTGTTAAATCCCTCTATCATTACAGCGCTCACGCTCTCATACAAATAAGGCTTTAGTATTAGTTGACCATTAGATGCTACACCCATCTCCAGAGTTAGTAAGTGGTCTCCATGATAAACCTTATCTCCTCTAATCTCTAACTCAACACCTGATGGGACGAAACTCCCGTCACTGTATAGGAATCTCACAGCATCCGTAGTAGTCTTCTGGATGGAACGGAAGTCGTAAGCTGATACGTCGAGTCCGATCTTGGTCATGTTATTAGCGGTAACGCTAAACATCTTGACACCATTTAAAGTCCAGAAAGACTCCTCATCAAGTGTGTTGAATGGAAAGACCTCTAGAACATACTTTTGATCCATTCGATGAACCTGTTTATGAGCTTGGTAATAGAATAGAGGAACCTTGATGGGCTGGTTCTTTGTGTCAATGTCCAGCACTTGAACCTTAAAGTCCTCGTTGGATAGTGCTAGTAGAGACTGCTTAGGGAAGCTGTTGGTGTCACAGCTCTTAGGAGTTCCTATCAATGGTCCTCCTACGTGAGTATCCTTGTGGCATAGATTGTCACGGACAAAGTCCCTGGTTAGACCAGAGGCAGACAGCATCTCCCACTTACCGTTAGGCATGTAGTTCCAGAATACCCAGTTGCCGTAGTAATCCTGCTCTGGCTCAGTGTGGATCCAAATACCTGTCTGACCACCGCTCTTGCTAAAGGTCCCTTCTCTAAGGAACACTGAGGACATGTCTAGCTTGTAGTGGTGCTCAGGGAATAGAAGGTTCTCGTCACCATAATTGAAGGTATATCGCAGACGGGGGAAACGCGACCTTGCTTTCATGGTGACGAGAGTATTGTGTAGGAGAGGTGAGTCCTCATCCAGTAGACTATCGTCTGATGACAGAGCGTAAACAGAGATGTAGTTATTAGTAGAGCTTACAGAGTCTGTTACCTCTACACCGCTTATGTAAGTAACATCACGATACTCGTTAGTGCCGATAGGCATGTTCTCTACTCTACTTACCAGGAACCTGTCAGGTGATGCGGACACCATAAGATTCTCTTTGTCATCGAAGATGGTTCTGCAACGATTCTCGTTCTTCCCTACCGTGTGCAGGTATGCGTTATACCATACAGGACCGAAGGTCTGGGACAGCACTGACAGTCCGCCGTCCTCCATCTCATCTAGGGTGGAATTGGATATACCTTCCCCTGCGATAGGAAGATAGACGTTCTCGTATAGATAAGCCATACCACCGAAAATGCCACGGTTCATCTTGAACTTGTCTAGAGGCACGTTGTATAGCGTCTCAGTATCCATCACATGCTCTGCCCACTTCTCGTTGGTTAGAGAGCCAAGCTCATCTACCCATGGACGCTGGTAGAGGAAGTTGTTGATCGTATACTCTAGTAGAGCGTTGGCCTCTACCTTAGCTCTCTCCATCTTCCACAGAAGAGTCTTAAACTCAGAGTAGTCGTCCCTGTAGGTGTAGTGATGGCACTCAGTCTTGTTGATGCTATCAAGTCCACGGGTGGGGAAGGTAGAAGATGTTACCACACCACTGAATACATGAGGAGAGTCTAAACTCTCGCAAGGACTCCACACATCGTCGTCAATGGAAGCGAACTCTAGCGTGCTTGGGTTTAGACCTAGCACAGAGTATCCATCCACGGAACTGTTCTTGAACGTAGGTTGGTTCCACCCTGTCCTATCGAACATCTCTCCCTGGTTTATGGCGTTTACAAGGTTTCTTCTTCGCTTGGCATTTCTACCCCCACCAATAGCAGCTACAGGTCCACTAAGATCCACATTTTGGTTGCGCGGGAACCCGATAGGGATACCTGCAAGACGCATGTCAAGACTCGATAGCTGGTATCCAGCGAAAGCGCCCTCGCTCATGAAGTCCTTGAACTCGTAGTTCACTCTAGGGCATAGGTTTACCTTGGTGAATAGGTAGTCTTGACCCACTAAGTCTACGTGTAGCCTCTGAATTGCCTTCGCTGGTATAAAGTCCTTGGTTGCTTTCAGAGCTTGAAAGAACTCTTCCCTACTGAACGCACCGAAGGTGAAGAAGCTATCAGTGAAGCTACCTGAGGAAATACTTAGGTCGAAGTGTGAACTCTTTCCAGACCACATTGGCATGTATTCAATCTTTTCCTGCTCGAACTCTGCGAATACATCAGCGTAGTTAGGAGGTAGTTCTAAGCTGCTTGTTAGAATTAACCATGCGTTGTTGTAATACTTCCCTGGTCTTTCTCCCTGGATAGTGTTGTCTAGGATAAACTCTTTCCAATCTAGAGCATACTGCTCAGGGACTCCCAGACAAATAACGCGATCCGTCAACCAGTCGATAAACTCAAAGGTAACATCGCAGTCCTTGTAGAAACGCTCGTCCTCGAAAGGAGGAACAACCATGGTGCGACCTCTGTATTTGAACCTGAACTGAAAAGGATCCCAGTCTGTAAACCTCTTTCCTCTGAGAGTGAATAGATGTGGGAACTGATGACACCCATCTAGCAATATGTTGTCTATAACATATCGGATGTTAAGGTCTGTGCTTTCAGTTGAGAACTCTCCTCTTGCGAACTGGGTAGCCTCTTCCTGATTCCATGTCTCGAAGCTGCGAACCTTAGACTCAGTGCGTAGGAGGTAGTATAGCTGGTTTGGGAGGTAGCTCTCGAAGAACTCTCCGTAGCTACTGTCGAAATCGAACTCTAGTGCAGGAAGGATTACACGTAGAAGTTCCTTGAGACCTTGCTTAGTTCCCTTGCCTTGTAGAAGTCTTAGGGACTCTCTCAACTGCCTTCTGTGAGAGTCTGAGTTGTTGGTGTATAGAGTCCACCCTATGCTGTCTGCTAGGTAAGGTAGTAGCTCGGCTGGGCACTCGTTGATTGAGTGTAGAGTCTCAAGAGAAACTATCTGATCGTCAATGTCGGATACAAGCCAGCTAAGAGCCCTGATGAACTTGGATAGGTTGCCTTCCTTCTGTTGAGTGAGAATCTGTGCTGCTGCTACAGGGTCTACTCCTAGTTGGGATACCACTAAGCGGGCGTCTGGCTGGCTGTAGGAGATGTTGAACTGCGCTCCAGGAGAATCGTAGTATGCCTCCAGACTATCTCTAACCCAAGTATCCTCAGACTGAGAGAAGTTTGTAGGGTGCAACAATCCGTTTATAGTTATAATCTTTTCAAGACCTTGAGTTCCACTGGTCCAAGTATCTGTTCCTGATGCAAATACCCCGTTGGCATAGAAGTTGTTCCATGTAGGTGATCCATGCTGAGTATTCCAAATGTATCTCTTGGCAACTTCTAGTGCATCACCTACACCTAAAGTCTTACCTTCCCATAGCTCTGCCAGGACAGCAGGTAGGTAGTCCTTGAAGTCCTCATGGTTTAGGACAAAGAACATACCTAGTGAGTTTAGCAAGTATGTATAAGTCTCTTCCTTAGTGTCACCATATACCTGTTGCGTAGTGGTTTGTATTTCTGGCGTTACTCCAGCAATACCACATCGAATGGTTGCTAGGAAAGTCTCTAGGAAGCTCTGAAACTCCTCCTTAGTCTGGTTGTCAGAAATGCTGTATCCCTGAGGCTTGAGAATCTCTAGGTCGAACTGCTCTGGTGTTACAAGCGTAGTCTCGTTCTGCTTGATGACATAGTTAGGAAGCTCTGTAAGAGTCTGACCATCCCATCCTAGCAGGGAGGCAATAGGCTCCACTGCGTGAACGTCGTAAATGTCATGGAAGTTATCAAGGATGTTAATATCACCAATGATAGCGACAGAGAACAAATCTGCCTGCTCATGTGTCTGATCCTTAATATCCTCTGCGAAGTAGTAGCTAGGGATTAGCTTCCTTATCGCATCGACATAGTTACGCTTGTAATAGGGCTTAGACATACTGGAAGTTCACGGTTAGGTTGTTTAGCTGTAAAATCTCGTTAAAGTCGAGTCGAACAGCATCCTTGTAATTGTCGATCACGGCTAGG